GACCTGGATGCGTCGATGAACATGGTTTGCACGGACTTGCGCCGTCAGACAGTCATCAGCAAGTAGTCAACAACCGAAACTGACAATAAGAAAGGGAAACCATTATGGATTCCAGTGTAAATGGCCCTCAGAAGATGGGCAACCTCATCATCGAAGAGGTTTGGTACGAAGGCACCGACGCGCTCAAGCAGGGCGAGGCCGTGTGCTACAACGCCGACTACGGGACGGCAACGGCTTTCGACGGCCGCCGCTGCAACCGTGTCGAGCGTCCGAGTCTGACGAACAGCAAGGCGTTTGCCGGTGTCGTTGAGCGTGACTACTCAGCGAAGAACGCAGGCCAGCGCCTCCGCATTTGCTGCCCCGGCAGCCGTGGTGCGGTGATCGCGTTGGGCGTCAACTCCGCAATCGGTTCGGGCCTTCTGTCCTTCGAGGCAGGAGCGGTCGGGTCGCATCGCGGCCGGTTCTACACGGGCAAGTACAAGGGTCGCGGGTCCGCGATTCCTCGTCAGACCGTGGCGGCGGCGTTGCTTGAGGATGGCATCCTGGGCACATGGTCCCTGGCGGTCGACGGTGTTACGCTGACAGTTACGTCCACGACCGGACTGGCTGCGGCCGATACCGTGGTCCTTCGCGGTGGCGAGATGGAGTCTGCGTCGAAGTACGTCACGCCCGGCAAGTACACCATCAGCTCGATCACGGACAGCACGACCATCGTGCTAACGTCCTCGGCGGTCAATGCGACGCCGGATGCGGCCGTGCTCTGCACCGGGTACGCCTACACGGGCAACCCGAAGTGCCAGGCCGATCTCCTCACCGGAGATGAGTGTGGTGGCGTCGAGTTCGTCAGCTTCTTGAACGCTGGCAACGCGGCACAGGGGCACCTGGTCGGTGGCGTGTCTTACGTTTGCGGAGGTTTGGACATCTCCGGCGACGTTGACATCGTGCTGGCGCAGGGGACTCTGCCCGGTGAGACGAAGGCTGTCGTTCTGCTTGCAGACCTGGCAACCAGCGCCCTCACCGTTGACCCGGCAACCGACGGCCTCAAAATCGTCGGGACCACGCTGGCAGCGATCACCGGCATGGATACAGCGGCCGACGCCGTGTATCTTGAGTTCGGTGGCGGTCTGTGGCAGATCACCGACGTTGTCGGTGGGGCAACCGAGACGTAAGCCGAAACCTTCGAACCGTAGCCTGGGGTCGGACATTCCGGCCCCAGGCTTCACCTAACACACAGGAGTACGATACAATGGATAGTCCCACGCAGACACAGCCCGACAAGATCGAGCAAGAAGACCGCATCGACGACTTCGCCGTGAAGGCGTATCAGTCGATGGGCTACACCGAGCGCCTGTCAGAAAACATGGTGATTCTCTACAACGAGTTCAAGAGGCGCAAAGACAAACTCCAGCCTGGCCGACCGTCCCCCGAGGCACTCGCACTAATCGCGATCATGGCCGCTATGGTCGACGGCGACCTGGTGCTGGCAGATGGTGACGGCAAGGAGTAGCGCAGCATGGCCGAATCAACACTTTCCATCAGCTACGATGAACTACAGATCGAAGTCGGTAGGTTTGTTGGGTATGACAGGGATCCCACTGAATGGAACGATACGCTTACAGATGAAGTCGATCGGTATATCCAGTCTGGTCTGAGGCAGTTCTATTACCCTCCGGCGGTTGAAAGTGTTGAGGCTGGTTACGAGTGGTCGTTCATCAAGCCGACCACAACGATTGATACGACCGCGAGCGACGCCGCTCAGGATCTCCTGGACGACTTCGGGCGCATCGTCGGTGATCTTCATTTCGCATCGACCGTCCACGCACGATCGGTCACGGTTCTGAGTGAGCACGGGATTCAGACTCTACTCCAGCGCGACTCCAACGAGAGCAGGCCGCTACATGCGGCCGTGCGGTTCAAGACGAGCGACGGATCCACCGGCCAGCGGCAGGAGATAGTCTGGTGGCCCATCCCGGACGATACTTACACACTGACGTACCGCTACGAGGCCTTTGCCGGGAAGCTGGTAAAGACTGACAACCCCTACCCACTGGGCGGCATGAAGCACTCTGAGCTCATTACCGAGAGTTGCCTGGCCGTCGCCGAACAACGGGCAAACGACGAGAAGGGTATCCACTGGGACCTATTTACGCGACTGCTAGCAACGGCCGTTGCACAGGACAGGATGAACGGGGCGCGCTTCTTTGGCGCTATGAGTCAAGGGGAAACAGTGGAGTCGAGTGCCAGGAGTCGTCATGCGAACGGCACCTCGTACGACATCACGTATAAAGGGGACACATGGTAGTACCAATTGAATTAACGGCGACAGGCTGCGTTATTGTCGTGTCGTTCTGGGGGTGGCTTGCTGTGAAAGTGATAGATCAAGGTCGGAAGCTCGTCGAGCTGGGGGAACGAATAAGCTCGCAGGAGAAGGTATGCGGTGAACGCCTTGACTGGTTGCGTTTGATGGAGCACAAGCTCATCACGGTGGGCGAGGATACCGCCGCGATCTGCGGGAAGCTCGAAATTGACAGGGAACCTCGTGACTAACTGCATTCCGGAATGTGGCGATGTTGGTTTCGTCGGGCGTGAGCATGGGAGCTCTCTAGTCTCCGACGCCATCGACCTTATGACTACCGGTGAGGACGAGGATGCGACCGTCGCGCAGCATCAGTTCCAGGTAATCAATTATGATCGAATACTTGAGGCCGGAACTTCACGAAAGCACGGCGCGATTATCCGGTTGCTCTCTGAGCGGATCGCAGACTGCCTGGCCGACAACACTCATTACATTATCTTCCGGCCGCCTGCGCTTACCTGGTGGCAACGTGAACGGATTGCTCGACGGGCTCGGAAGCTCAACGGAAAACGGTACGGCTATGTGGAGATCCTCTTGCAGGGGATCGACGGGGGGCTCCGTAAAAAGGGGTGGCTCCGTGAAGGACGCCCTCTGTTCACGCGGCTGGGCGCATTGGCCCCGTGGACGGTGATCTGCTCAGGGGCGAGCAATCGGTGTTTGTATGACGGGCGGGTGCTGCCTCGGCGGTTCCTGTACCTCTCCCCCGATGGAACGTATGACGAGGCCATTCGCCGCTGTTGGCAAGTGGTCGCAATCGACAAGAACGGCGCTTCGTATTGGGCGGGTGCCAAAATACAAGGAGAAGCTGAATGAGGACCATTGATCTTCACACAGCAGACGGTGTAATGGTGAGGGCTCCCGGTCATGGAATCCTTCTCTCTTACGGAGTGACGGTGCCGACGAATGGCACCGCTGGGTACGCAACGGGTTGCAACTTCATCCACACGGATGGAGGAGCGGGGACGGCCTTCTACCTCAACGAGGGGTCGGTCACAAGCTGCGCCTTCGTCGCCGTGGCGGCCATGACGGCCGCGCAGGAGGCGTTGATCGGCGCAACGGCCGGTACGGCAACAGCAAGCGTGGCGGCGATCCTGGATGCCAACAAGGCCCTTGATGTGGTCCGTACGGCATCATTGATGGTCGGCGCAAGCGGATCAGAGGTCGCCGTAGTGCTTGGCGGTGGCATGGCTGCGGGTGCAGGCATCACGGCTGGCACAGATACGGTGTGCGCTCACAGCGTCGTAAAGGCTGGGGCGATTTTCAAGACCGAGATCCTGCTCGACATGGATGGGCTGCATGGTGGCGGCACCAACGGCGACATCATTGGCGTTGACGCCGGAGCGGTCAACTGTCATCTCGGTCAGATTACGGCCGCTGTGAACGGGACAATCGTTTACGGGCAGATTACCTGTCTGGAAACTCCGGCTGGTGGAAGTGATGACATCGACTTCTACGGGTCGGTTGACGAAGATACCGGGGCGCAGGATGCGGCTCTCTCGACGATTACGGGCGAGGAGCAACTCCTTGATAACGGCGCTTGGGCTGCCGCTGTGGCTACTCCGATCGCCTTGACTGCGCTACCGGATGCTGACGGGTATCTCTACATGGCAAATCCGACCGCTTCCGACGCAGAATACAGCGCCGGGATCTTCCTCATCGAACTGTGGGGCGTGTAGGCTCCAGTTCGATGCCGAGAACCGTCAATAAGACGCTCGCGTTCCCCCTCGCCGGAGTGGTCCGGCGAGGGGCGTATCGCGACCAGACGCGTCCGTACTCTGCCCCCTGGGCGGTCAACGTACGTGGTTCGGCTCCTCTTGAAGGTCGCGAACGCGGTGGATCGCGGCCGGGCCTGGTCACGATCGCAGGCGTCACAACAACCGCCGAGGGCGACTGGGAATGGGACGACGGTGAGACGATCGAGTGGGAGGCCTCTGGCGGGGATATGACCTACGACTACGCCGAGACGCTTATCGAGGCCTCCGACGGAACGGAGATCATCAACCCGGCCTCTCTTATCAGCGTGATAGCAGACACGGGCGAGGCTCCTACCGACTACACCATCAGTTGTCTCTACCGCGATCGGGTCATTCTTGGAAAAGGCGCCTTGTGGTACGCTTCGCGTGCTGGCGATCATGCCGACTGGGACTATGGCGCGGAAATGACCGACGTAGGCCGGGCCGTTGCTGGCACGGTGGAGCTTGCGGGGCAGACCGGCGGCGACCTTACGGCAATCATTCCCCACCGCGACCAGGCTTTGATATTTGCGACGAAAAACTCTCTTCACGTCCTCAGTGGCGACCCGGTAACAGGTAAGCTGCAGGTTGTAGACGAGGACATAGGAATTATCGCACCTTACGGCTGGGCACTCAACGGCGAAGAGCTGGCGTTTCTGAGTAACGACGGCGTGTACGTCGGAAAAGTGGGATCCAAACCTACGCGGTTCAGTGAGGGCCGGATCCCCGACGAGCTCAAGAACGTCGACGTAGACAACAACACCGTTGTGATGGCCTACGACCCTGGCGCGCGCGGCTTTCATCTGTTCATTACCCCTGGGACAGGTACCGGCAGTCATTACTTCCTCGACCTGGGCAACAAAGCAGTGTGGCCCGTGGTGTTCGGCGACGACGGCCACCAGCCCATTGTTGCCGCCCGGATCAAGAGCGAGAACCTGGAGCGGGTCTATTTGCAGGGGCGCGACACCACTTGGCGCGAGTTCGTCTCTTCGGCCGTCGACGACGACGGGGAGACCTTGCAGAGTCATGTGCTCGTCGGTCCCGTGCGGATCTCGGCCGACGACGTGCGCGACGCTATGCTCGCCGAGATTCACGGGATCCTGGCGCAGGACATTGGCAGTACTGTTACCTGGCGCGTAGTGATGGGCGAAAGCGCCGAGAACACGGCCGATACCGCCGTTACCGCCGTCAACGCCGTGCTAGCATCCGGCACACCCGTAGGCGTCGCCGCGTCCGGAACCTGGAGCGAAGGACGTAATATGGTCAACCGGCCACGCTCGCGCGGTCCGTGGGTGATCGTTTGGATTTCAGCAGAAACGAAGTGGGCATACGAGGCTGTGGCCATCGTCGCCCGTCAACTCGGAAGGAACCGATAATGAAGATTTCAGAAGCAACCCCAGACGCTAGTGTTTCGGGCGTCGAGCTACTCCCCGTGTCGGATGCGGGATCCCCAAAGAGCGTGACCATCGACAACATCAAAGCCTTCATCATCGACGCGATCGAGGCGGTCGCGGCCGGATCGTCGGTCACGGGGGCCGACGGAGTGTTCGTTCTCCAGAGCGGCGTCATGAAGCCGATGGATATAGACACGGTGAGTCAGTACGCGATCGACACCATTTGGGGCAAGGCCGCCGAGGCCGCGCCGGACAGCGCCGACGTGCTAGCACTCAAGGATGGAGGTGCGACTGAGAAAACCGTCACCCTGGCCCTCCTGGCCGAGTATGTCCGAGCCACGGTCGAGGCAACGATCCTCGACGTGTCGGATCTTGATAGCGGCGCAACACTGGCCGACGATCATGTATTCCTCGTGACGCAGGGATCGACCGGCAAGAAGGTGGCTTTCTCCGCAATCAGTACGGCAATCTACGGGGCACTCAAGACTTACGTGGTTGCCCTTACGGGCGTCACTCCTGCGGACGCCGACGTGCTCTATATTGTCCAGGGCGGCATTGAGAGGAAAGTCACCTATGCCAACCTCATGGCGTCGGGCGGTGACTGTGGTGCTCCGGCGACTACCACCGAGGATAACCTGCCTCAGTGGAGTTCAACGCAGAAGACGCTCAAGGACGGCAAGGCCGTGGTTACGGCTATCCGGGCGTCCGGTACAGCGGACAACCTCTCTGTACCCACTGAGGCGGCCGTCAGGGCCGTCCTGGGCGGTCTCAAGGAGCTATGGGTTCGTGCCAGCGACATGGTTGCCAGCACAACGGCCGGCGTGGCCACTGAGACTCACGAGTATCCCACCAACGACATGAACCATGACGTGCTGCTCTTTGCAGGCGACACGGCTGACGAGTCGGCAGAGTTCAATGTAGTCATGCCGCCGGAGTGGGATCGCCTCACGATCAAGTTCAAGGCATTCTGGGCTCCGGCTCATTCGGACGCCAACCCCGACGAGTACATTAGTCTGTCGCTGGCGGCCGGGGCGTTCGCGAATGACTCGGCGATGGACTCCACGCTAGGGACGCCCGTGGCTGTTGTCGACCAGGCTATCTCCGACGATGATCTGCACATCAGTCCGGCCAGCGCCGCAATTACGGTGTCAGGCAGTCCGGCGCTGGGCGACTTGATCCATTTCAAGCTCACACGGGATTACGATTACGATTACGTCGGCGCGGGAACGGCTATGGACGTCGACCTCCGGTTGTTCGGCGTTCTGATTCAGTACCAGGAAGCCTACACGGTCGCCGCGTGGTAAAAGGGGATAGCTCATGGATCACATTAGCCCATTGCAGTACATCACGGACATTGATCCGATAGTTCAAGAAGTGCTCGACGCAACAGCCTGGTTTGAGACTGAATACATGACCGTCGAATGGGACGGCTACCATCCGACCAACTACCTTGAATGGTACATGGCCCAAGGATGGGTCATGTATAACAAGACGAGCTATTGGGGCTGGATCCTCGGCAACTCCGTGGAGTTCTCGACCGCATACTTGAAGCGTCGCAAGCTCCAATCTGAGCGCGTTCTCGATTCGCTCATTACCGAGTTCACTTCGGCCTACAACGAGGGCCGCTCGATAAACGACTCCCGGTACGACGAGCTGGTCACGCTCTACAGCGTCATGCTCCAGCAGTCCGAGAGTGAGTTGACAGATGTAAACTCCAATCAGTCCACCTATGACGCACTGATAGAGAAGGTCATAGACGGCATGGAAACGGACCTCTCCACTCACGAGGATGCGGTCGACGGCGTGCTGGACGATTTTGGGACCAGTGAGCTCACGCGGATTAACGCGGCATTTAACGCCAAGGAAGCAGAGCTCACGCAGAGCTTGATTACTCGGGGCATGAACAACTCGACGGTATCTGACACGGTACTGGCCGGTTATGAGCGCGAGAGGGCCGCCGCCATTACCGATCTCAACGACAAGATTGCCGAACAGCAGATCGGCCAGCAGGATAAACTGCACGGCCGCCGGGTGGAGACCAGTCGCAGGATCCTCGATGCGCGCGATCGTCTCTTCCGTCTACAGAAGAACGGATCGCTTACCATCATCGACCAGCGCAACAAGATCCTGCAAGCAATGTTCTCGTTCATGGAGCGGCGCACGGACGACTATCCGGGTATGCAGGGGCTCGCGGAGATTGCGGCCAAGCTCGGGTTTAGCGAGTCGGCCTCGGTGGTAGCACCAGCGTCGTAGAGGATTACTCAATGGCCATTAGCGTAAAGCATTTCGGCAACCGGCAGCCAGCGGAAGGAGTGGAGCCGCTCCGCATTGAGACCGATCCCAAGTTGCCGTTTGGGAAGAAAAACCCCATCGACTGGATGACCGGTAAGCATATCCCCCTTCGGAAGCCTGACGAGGACGACGACGATAGTTCTTCAAACACCGACCAGAAGGTTAAGGGTAGTGCCACGGATCCGACCGCCGGGTTCTTGGATGCTAAGGTAGCC